GGGCCGGTCGGTAAGGCGGCACCACACACCGGGAGGACCCCAGCCCAGACCAGCTGGGCGAGGAAGTGCGGCCGGAAGGTGAGCCAGTCACGGTCGTAGCCACGCGCGTGCGCCGTGCCACGGCGGCGGTCGCACGTCGGGCACCGGCCACCGCCACTGACCACGTGGCCGCGTGCGCAGAGGCGAGGTGACGCGGTGGGCATTGGGGTTAGCGGTCCCTAGTGTGCGCCTGCCGTATGCCGACCAGGATCGGCGGCGGGCTCGGAATCCGCGCGTGCCGCCACAGGTGCAGCACGAACGGATGCTGGTTCACGTATTCCGAGCGCCGCGGATGCAGCTGCATGACCACGTCCTCGGCGTCCCAGAAGAGTTCCTTGACCGCGCACATCTCGCGCCAGGTCGGCGTCCGCAGTTGCGCGCCGGCGCGGCGATAGGCGTGCACACTCACGTGTTCCCAGCCGCGGCACTCGGGCACCTGCGGATCGGTGCCGTCGCTCGCAATGATGGCCAGACGCCAGCCCGGCTCGCAGGACTCGACGTCGAAGACGCCGTTATCGCCGTAGGAGCGATCGGAGCCGAGCTGCGGGTGCGTCGTGTCGCGCGCGTATTCGGGGACGTGCATCATGGCAGCGGCCTCCACGTGTCGCCGCGCGCGATCCCGTCCCGATCGTGTTTCGCCGTCATGAACCACGACCCGGTCTGCCGCAGCGTCTCGAGCACGGCTTGCGTCGGGGCATCGGTCGTGCTGTCCCGGTGCCGCGGCCGATTGCTGGCGAGGACGGCATCGGCAATCGCGCGCGCGAGCTCGAGCGTCGTGAGGGTGTGCCGGCGGCTCACGAGTGGCTGCCTTTCACGGGCTCGTCGAAGTTGATGGTCGACGGCGTGGGTCGCGCCCGGTGACGTCGGGTCACCAGGGGCGGCGGGACAACGGCGTCGCCGCGTTGCTGCTCGAGCTCCTCGAGCGCCATCTTCAGCGCAAGGATCTTGTTCTGGACGCTTTCGATCGCTTTGTCGACTCCGTTGCGGCGTTTACTCATAAGTCTCAGCCTTCCACGCTGACGAGCCGTTGGCGCAGTCCCTCGATCTCTGAGCGCCGATGCACCGTGGGTGGGTCTATCGGCGGCGTGCCCACGTCGCGAATTCGTCGAAGAGCGACCCGTCGCCCAGTTCGGGCGGGACCGCGTCCTCGAGGGTAATCGTCGCGCGCGGACCGGTCGGGTAGCACGCGTAACACTTCCGCACGTGCAGATCGACGACTTGCTTGTCGTCGAGATACAGAATGCCCGTGAGCGCGTCGAGCACGTTCCGGGCGAGCTTGTCGCTGTCCGGTTTGGTCACGTGGTGCCGGATCTTGTGCGACAGCGAGACCGGGCGCGGCAAGAAGAACGTCACCGTCAGGACGACGGCGCCGAGAAACACGTCGCCGGCCACAGTCTGCGCCTGCTCGGCGACGAGCTGCTGCCAGCTCTTCGCGCGTGGGTTATCGGACGTCACGATGGCGCGAGGCGCCCGGCCTTGTGCGACCGCCGCCTTCGCCCACTTGAGCGGGACGAACGCTTGCGCGCTGCCCTTCGGTTGGGCGACGCCAGCCACGGTGAACGTGACGCGCCGCGGCGACGTCATGCCGGCACCTTTCGTCGGCTGCACGTGAACGCCATGACGGCGCCGTCGAGACGATCTCCGTCGGGATACGCGAACCCCTGCCGCGCGCAGCGCACCTTGACCCCTTCAATCGCGTCAGCGAGCGACGCCGTGACAGCGAGCTCGTCGCGGAGCATCGCGCAGAGGATCTTGTGCGTCGGGGTTTTCGTTTTCCGGTTTTCCACATCCCGCGCGCGACAGCGTGCGGTTAGTACACGGAACGTACAAAAACCCGTACGTGTCGATCGTGGCTTGGAGGTACTGTCCCCCACGGTGTCCGTGGTACGTGGATCATGGGATCGCGTACGCGCGCGCGAGTCACGGTGGGACATTTGCGAGACAGGGCGACTGTCCCCGGGGGACAACCCGAGGGACATCTGCCCGTTGCCGCCGCGTCGTTGGGCGGCCTTTTTCTCGCGCCATTTTTCCCGTTGTTCCTTGATTTCAGAGGCTTTGCGGTTCCAGTCGTGGTAGTCGTGGATCTGGTAGCCGCCGGGACGCCGTTCCCATAACCGGACACTGCGCGTCGCGAGCGTCCGCGCAATTGCCCCAGGCGAAAAAAAAGCGGAACACGATCGAATAAATTCGTCGGGAATGAAGCCATCCGTCGTGTGCGTGCGTGCATACGTCAACCCGTGCACGTACATCGCGAGCGCCAACGCTTGCCCGTTGCGGCCGATAATTTCCCCCGCTTTCAAGATCTTCGGATGGCTGGCTAACGTGTCGTCGAGATAGAGCATGAGGGCGCCTTAGAGCTTGGTGATTTCGAGCGTGAACCGTCCGTGCGGATCGGTCTTCGTGTATTGCGTCTTGAGCGCCGCCGGCAGCTCGAGCCGCGATTGTTTGCCCCAGCGCCCGGTGATGCTGAACTTGCCGGCGATGCCGTGGGTGACGCCGCGCAGCCGATCTTTGATTTCCTTGTCGAGGTCGGCGTATTCCTTGCCGATCGCCTTGATGGCTTCGCGCCGTTCGAGCGCGGCCTCGAGCTCGGGTTCGGCGAGGATGGTCGCGACGCCGGTGCTCTCGAGCGGCGGGTTGCACGTGCCGCCGTAAAACGGGCAGCGCCGGCATTCGTCAGGCTCGCCCGCCAGGTAGTCGGGCAGCGTGCCGGCGTCGACGTGGTCCAGCACCCGCTCGGCCTTCGCCAGGAAGTCCTCGACGCGCTCGAGGTTCGGCTCGAGCTCGACCGGGATCAGTTTCGGCAGACCCGAGCGGTCGAGGAGCAGGAAGCCGTAGGGCTCGCCGGCAGCGAACAGATACGCGAGCAACTGGTGCGCGCCGGCCTGCGTCCACGGGTTCTCGAAAAGGTCCGCGAACCGCTCGATGCGATCGGTCATCAGCGGCGACCAGGCCTTCACTTCGAGCGGCGGCCTGGCGCCGGCGACTTCGAGCCGCGCGTCCACCTTGCCGACGATGGCGGTGCGCGCCTTGTGATCGCGCAGCGTGAACCGCTCCTGCTGGCTGATCACCTTGAAGCTCGGTTCGCTATCTCGGCCGATGCGCGTGAGGTCGGCGAGCAGATCGCGCTCCCGGTCGTCGCCGCGGCGGAACTTGGCCAGCAGCTCGGGCGAGAACGGCGGTTGCTGGTCGGGCACGGTGAGCTCGAGCGCGGCGCGCCGGTCGCACGTGCGAAACGCCGACGCGTAGACGTACGGATGCGGACTCTGCGGCCGCGCCGAGCGCGCCAGGAACCGGCTCCACGCCTCGCCGATGCCGTCGGCAATCGCGGCCGCGGGGGTTGCTGTGCTTGTTTCTATGTCCATTTACGGCCCTTCAGATCGATGGGAAGTAGTCGTCGAAATCCGTGCCGCCGCAAGCAATCAAAACCCAGTCGGTCCGGCTGCCGTTGCCTGATCGGCGTCGCGGTCCCTGAATGATGCGGGCCCGCGCCGTGTCGACCGTGTCCACGGTCCACCGCCCATCGGTACCGATCACCACGATGTAGACGTGACGCTGCTCCATGAGCACGATCCGTTCATACGTTTCCAATGCCCGGAGCTTGACCGCGATATTGCCCGATCCTGGTTGCGGCACCTTCACGTCAACATAGGCGGGGCATTGATCCGCGTCAGTGATCCGCACGTCGGGCCGATCACCCGAGACTTCTAGTTCGCGCGGTCGGTACCCACGACGCGCGAGCTCGCCGAAGACTTGGCGTAGGGCCTCTTGGTGCGGCGTGGCGCGCTCGTGTGTGAAGCCGGTGGCGGTCATCGCTCAATCCGCCGTTGCGCTTGCCGGATGGCGGCGGCATCGATATCACAGGTCAATATCCGCCGCTGGCTCGCCACGGCCGCCGCCGCCGTCGTCCCGCCCCCGCAGAATGGATCGAAGACGAGATCGCCAGGCACACTCAACCGCGCGATCAGATCGCGCGCGTGGGCTTGTCCCTGTTGCCATTTGTGAAACGTCTTCTTGTCTTTTGCGGTACTCGTTAGATCTTCGATAAAGCCATGCGGCCGGCCGTACGTCTCGCGCACAAACCAGAGCAGCGGCTTCCACCGGACGATCACCCCGTACTCGCGCATCCGGGCGAACGGTCCCGGGTCCATCACGCCCGCGAAGATCCACCACGGGCGCAGATGCGGTCGCACGCAGTCGTAGATCCGCGGGACGGCATACTGCCCAGCGTAGGTGACGAGCGATCCCCCACGCGCGAGCACGCGGGCGGCGATCTCGGCCAGGGCGGCATAGAGCGGGATCGACTCCTGGGCCCACGGCGGGTCGGCAATGATCAGGGCGACTGTGCGATCGGGAATTGTGGCGGCGACCTCGCGAAAGTCGCCGTGCACGAACCGCGGGTCTGGCGCGAAGGCGGCGGCGCGGACCTGCGCCTGGGCCAGATCGCCGCGCACGCGTTCGATCCGCACCAAGACTTCGGCCCGCGACAGCGGCGTCTGCTCGAGCTCGTCGAGCCATGTGTCGCGGTACTCGTACATCAAGCGAAACCGACTGCGGTCGATTTTCGGAATCGCTTTGACGGTCGAAAGGTTACTTGCAAGTAACCTTTTTTTCTGCGGACGTCCAGTCGCTCCGGGTCCTAATGCAGCGCCGACCGCGCACTCAAGCACGCGCGTCGCCCGCATCACATCGCCCCGCGCTGCGCGGTCCTTGACGAGATGCTCAATGGCTGCAGACGTTCGTCGAGTTTGGTCCGCCCAGCGCAGATCCGCCCGGTCAATCAAGTCGCGCCGCTGCGCGAAAATCTGGCGACATCCCTGCACCAGAATCGGCAGCGGGCGCTCGCTGGCTCCGGGCAGAACAATCAGACTCGTTGATCGGCTCGGTTTCATGCCTGCACCATCGCGCGCGCCTTCCGCAGGATGCGCTGCGCCTCGCGCTGGGACGTGAACCACAGGCGGCAGAGCCCGAGCTGCGGGTCGTAATACTCGACGAACCAGAGGCGCGCCGAGAGGTTGTGGCCCAGGCGCGGAAGCGGTGCCGGGGTCAAATCGGCGCCTTCTGATCGACCACGGTTGTCGGGCCGATCAGCTCGCCCAGTTGCGCCGCCATCGTGGCTTCCGTCTCGCCAGCGAAGATGACGATCGTGAGATGGCCGGGAACGGCCATGCATCAGCCCTCCTCGCCGGGGTCGCGCTGGTGCCGGCCGTTGCCGAACACGTCGTCGGCCGTGAGCTCGCGCTCGACCTTGGTGACCGGCTTCGTCGGTGCGCCGGTCGCTGGCGTCAGAGGCGTCGTTGGTTTCCGCGAGGCGGGCTGTTCGCGCCACTTCTCAAGGTCCCAGGTGTGCGCGTCGCGGCCGTGCGCCTTGTAGTCGTTGCAGGAGTAGAACTGGCCGCGCGCGCTCGTGCGCAGCTGCATCGCCTTGCCGCAGACCTTGCAGTTGGGCGGCACGAGTCCGAGGTCTGCGGCCTCCACGCCGCCCAGGCGCGCGGTATGCGTGCCGAACCCGCGACCCTTCCGGCAGCGGTCGATCGTTTTCGCGGTGCCGGCCCAGGCGGCTTCGAGTTCCTGCACCGGGACGCTCTTCATG